TTGATTATTTCATTCATGTAAAGCTTTAAATCTTTCTTTTGCTTATTATGGCGACATAGCAGCATTAAAGACAAAATTATGAAAAACATTCTTGGTATTCTTGGAGCTGTTTCTTTTGTTATTTCTGGCAGTCTTTTGGGCGCAACTGTTTTTTCGGTTATGTGGTTAAGAAACACTGAGAACCAAGAAAAAATAAAAAATGAAATCATGGAAGATATAAAAAAATCATTGCCAAAGCTTCCAAAGTCAACAGGTTTTTCAATACCTACTGTGAAATAATTAGTGTCTGAAATACAGAAGATACAAAAAATACAGATACCAAAGATCAACACGTTAATTGATACGCCCCATATCACAAGACAATTAAACGTACAAAAACCGGGAATAGATTTTTTAATTCCTAGTTATACGCCGATTGAATATAACCCGAAGAAAATGCAATATGTGCAAAAGGCTCAACCGCCTAATCCTCCTGATCCTCCTAATCCTCCTGATGCTGATTTACCCGGTGATGATGTCTTACCAAAGGAAAAAGAAATTGATTGCCCTGCAAAAGATCAAGCGTATAGGTTGGGGGATTTAAGGAACGCCAAAGCCAAAGAAAAGGTAATTGGTTTTGAAGTTGTAAATAAAAAATGTGTTGAGATATGGGGGCCTACTTCCATAGCTGACAGATTTCTTCCTAGCCCTTCGGTTGCTGCTACTACGTTCGGGATCACAATTGTTGCTACAAGTGCGGCAACATTAACGCCAATTTTAACGAAAGCATTAAAACCATTATTCAAACAATTAGTCGGAAAAGTTAAAAAGTTATTAGGTAAAAAAGAAAAGAAATTAACCCGATCAGAAATTAAAACTAATCTTTATCGTCAGAAACGGGATCTTCCCCCTTTAAAGAAATAGCGTGAGTGTGCTTTACGTTTGGCGGTGTCACTAAACGAACGTCGGCGCAGATTTTAGCCATTTCACCAATAAACACTAAGCCATCTTTAATGTGCTTGCCGCATGTAGCCAACCGGGTCATTTCGTAATTCAAACGTTTGGAAGCTAGGGAAGCTTCATATAATTCGACTTGCTTTTTCATCGCTTTCCTGCAACTTTTTAAAGCTGATTGGTTCCCGATTGGTATGGAAAATGTTGCGGTAATTCCACCATTTAAAGAAGTGTTCCCCGCCTGCATTCCTGTTCGTACTCGTTCTGTTCTTAATATTAAATTTGGTTCGTCAACATCCCCATCACCTATAGGATTATCATCGTCATCAAAATCGCCAACTATATCTTTTGTTGAATAGATTGGTCTATCGTAATAAGGCTCATAAGGTGAACCAAAACTATAGGTAGTAGAAAGAAATGGGCTAATATTTAATGTTGCTCCCTGACAACTTGTATTATTAATACCGTATTGAAATTGTCTTGCCGGAACGACCTGTACAGCTTGATTTGTTACACTACCACTACTTTGAGATGTAGTATTAATTGTATTTGCAAAAGAAGAATTAACAGGGATAAATAGAGCGATTAAATATAAATATTTTCTCATTGAAAAGTACTTGTACTGTCGGTAATATTTTGGATGGTGTGTTCTTCTACTAGATGGGTGTATGTCTGGATTCCGGGTGTTTCTAGTGTTTCATAGTAAGAAAACGCCGCACCTTCATTAACGATTGAATAAGTAGGTTTATTTGATAAATCAGGCAAAACATAAGTTGTAGCTGTTCCCCCTATAGTTCCTGTTTGTTCTGTAAATCCTGTTGGTGCGATGTTGTCCGTTGAAGGTTTAACGTTAGTACCGCCTACTGTAAATTGATAACCTGACCTCATATCAAATATTTTCATGTCGCGCAAAATAACGCTTTTAGTTTCGCTGTGTTGGGTTAATATTCCTTGTTGAAAATTTGGCACGATCTTTTCAGCCTTTGCTATTGGTGCAAAAAAAATAAGCAACCAAATTAAACGCATTAGTCCGTAATTTTTATTTCTGAAATTATTTGGCCAACAACTTGGCTACCCGGGCCTCCAGCGGTTAAACCTACAGCCTGCGCGGAGGTTAAGGTTGCTGCGGCGTCGCCTGCTGATCCTGCGGCGGTTGAAACGATGTCAGAAAAATTAGGACTAGCGCCTGTTGTTAATGCCGAAGTTGGTACTACATCGCCCTGCAAATATGTAGAACTAAAACTAAATGATTCGCCTCCGGTCGCGTTCTGGGTACTAACAACAGTTCCGGGGCTATATATTCCCGACGTAATTGTTCCCGCTGATAATTGCCCCGCATTATCTCCAATAGCAGTATCAACCCCAGTGCCAGAAATCGAGAAGCTCGAACCGACACGGGTTGCCTGAGTTGCAGCCGCTGTAGTGGTGAGACTCGCAGATGCAGAAATAGTGTGATGTATATCAGCGTTAGCCGGAGTTGCTACGAGAAAAGCAGCGAAAAGAAAAAAACGTTTCATGATAATTTGCCTTGATCGTTGATAGGTCTATTAGTTATCGGATCGACGCGAATAACATCAGGTTTTCTTGTGATTAGTTCTATAGGTTGTTTTATAACTATTACTTGTTGACCTGCTGTATTACTTGCAGCTATTTGTTGTTCTTGTTCTTTCTTTTTCTTTTTCCCATTCCCGCCAGCTCCTACACTTATACCCCACCCGGCTAAAATATTTCCAAGGAGCGCCGCACAGAATGTATTATCGATTCGCGGCTGATCCGGCAAATCCATCCCCAGTATTCGGTTTGGCAATTTCACATATCCCAAGCTCAGAACGAGCAAACACCAAGTGACGATAATGGACTGGAAAACGAGACTGACCAAGAAAACAATTTTCTCTTGATATTCGGGCTTGTCTTCCTCGGCAATTGCCGCAACTGCTTTTACTTCTTCCGTTGGCTTTTCCTTCATATGCCGCCATAGTAAAGAATGATTAATATTAGATTAGCTTCAAAAAAAGTCTTTTGACCGAGATTGGCGCGGCCATAGTGTCAGGTGCTTTCGTTTACCTCGCTATGCAGGCCCGCAAAAATTCAGAGTTAAAGGTTGAAATCTTTACGCGCTTAAATCGTTTAGAGCAAACAACCGCAAGACTAGAAGAACGCTGCCCTATGAAAAACACTAGATGACAGAACTATTTTCTAACCCGATATTTTGGGCGGCTGTAGCCCTTGCCTCGGAAATTGTAGGCGCGTCAAAACTCAAGCAAAACTCTGTTATTCAATTAGTCTTTGAGACTTTGCAAAAAATGAAAACTAAAGTAAATGACAACCCAAAATGATTAAAAAAATTTCAATAGCAGAGAACGCCGCCAGGAACGAGTACCAAGAAAAGCTTTACCGTCTGGACAATCGAGGGACAGATCCTAATCACCCTCATAAAAATACGTTCACGGGCCTTCATACCGAGGTGATGATTTATAAGCGGTTAAAAGAAGAAATGGAAATATACGACAAATGGAAAAATAGGTATTGGCGAATAGCTAACGATTAGAATCTTTTATTTCGTCGATAATCATATTGATCATTATGGTCTTTGAATAGTGGCTTGGCGTTCCTGCAAGCGCTCTTAATTCTCGGCTTGTCTTATCCCTCAAGAATCTTTTAAAACCGTCGTAAGGTTCAGGGCTTTCATAGATAAAAAGCTTTCCTATTAAATCAAGGATCTTTTTCATGGGCTGCTTATCCTTTTACTATGTCTAGATATTAATAAGATGCAGAAAGAAGAAATATTGATTTGTGATTGTTCACATTGCCAGAACATAAAAAAGCAGCAAAAACAATTAGAGCTGCATTTAAAAAAAATTAGTTTATCTAAAGTATTAAAGGCGATCCCCGTCACCAACACCCGCTATTAATTCCGCGTAGTGGGTTTATTATTTCTAGGCAAAAAAAAAGAGCCTTTCGGCCCTTAGCTTGCTTTAAAGAGAACGTTATAACCGTTATTGGTTAACCATCCTACAGCTCTCCCAGAATCGCTTGCATCATAGGTGATTTGAGTCGTGGCAAATCCGCCTAGTTGTTCGAGACCCTTATAACCTTTTGGGCTACATGCTGAAAGAACATGCTTTGTTGAACCAAATCCGCCTGTCAAAAGAATTAAATCTGTCATTGGTACCGTCTCCGGTGAACTACTCTTTAAGTATAGTAAATATTTTCTAAGGGGTAAACCCCTATTAAGTCATATTAACATAATTGTAATATTTGAAGATATTAAAAGTGCTTTTATTGGCTAGACTTGAATTGACCTTAATCTATGCAATTAAGCGTTAAACACCTAGGGATGGGTATCTATTAAACCTCTTGACGTTTTACATGGTAGCGTCGAGGGGTTTTCTAGTATTAACAGGCAAAAAAAAGACCCCTTTCGGGGCCGGGTGGTTTACTTGTCGGTTTCGAGTAAATAGAACTCGTCCCATTCGTTTTCTTTTATTAACCCTGTTTTTGTTGTTGTAACTCCATGAACGCTTTTAACTCTGGCGGCTACAAGGTCAGGGCGTCCGATCCAAGTGTGAGCATCCCATCTTTTAATAGGGTTGCCAGAAATTGAAATACCTAAATCGGCTTCCTTTCTTTTGCTGACAAGTGCGTGGCTGTATTCTCTGGCGGTTTGTCTTTTTAGAACTGTTCCGTCTGGAGTAGTGACAGTTACGAATCTTTTAGCCATTGGTAGCGTCTCCGCTTTGTTTACTTCTTTATTATACATAGTAAGGGTATACCCATACGAGAACGTAACAATATATTCACAATTAATATTCAATACTTATACATAGTAAAATTATTAGCGGGAGAGATCCCACCAATTACATAGGAGTTTAATCATGGGCCAACTGGCTAATATCCTTCGCTCTCAGCTTAGAGAGCTTGCTCAATCCGAAGCTAGAGAGCTTAGAGAGATTGATCGAATACTTAAGGAATCACGAGCCGTTGACGACAAGATCAAGAGACTCAAGTGATTCACTGGCCCCTCATCGCGAGGGGTCTTTTTTTGTCAATTCGTGCCGGGGGATGGATCACGACCAATTACGTGCCCTGTCTTCACTTCGCGGCAACGAAGTTTATAACTTTCAGCCCTATATCCGAAGGCGTCAGGCTCCCCGGCGTTGAACTACCAAAGTCTTCCGTAGGTGATTTGCTCTTGAGTTGAACTGAATTGAATTGTCCAATCCTTTAACGTTGACCATTCAACGGAAGCATCATCCTCAAGATCAATCAAAATTTTATGGTTGGCTATATCGACACCGACGCCACAAATAACAAATTCCTCACCGTTGGGATTAGTCAATAGAGCGCCTTTTAAAATCTTGATGTCGAATGACTGAGTAGGATCTAATTTCATTGATATAAAAGCGAAGAATAAAAAACCCCCTAAAAAGGGGGCGGGGTGATTACTTGGCAGGAACGGGGAAAAGTTGAACAACTTGCCTTTTGGCGGTAGTAAACAAAACGGTCAAATCTCTAATTAGAAAATCGACTTCTTTGTTATGCTCTCCAATTCTTCGCTCGTAGTCCCTTTTGTAATCTTCAATAGTCAAAGCCTTATTTTCTAGCTTTGATTCCAACTCTTGAATATAAATCTTGGATTGCTTGTGATAATTTTTGTAATCGGCAAGCTTAGATTTTGAGTTGATTGATTGAGAAATCATTTAAAGGTCCGCGTCTCCACGGGTCGAATTGACTATTTAACAATAGCAAAAGGGTAGACCCCTACTATTTACTATTTACACATAGTAACATTATGCAAATCTAAAACCCTTTGTAGTGGTATAGCCGCAACTTGAGGAACAATACTATTCCCCAACGCCTTTAATCTTTTAGCTCTGTCCACCCCAGAGGAAACCCCATTAGGATTTCGACAAATGACGGGTTTAATACTCCATTCTCGCCAATCTCCTTTGAGTTCGTGAAGTGTGTTTCGCCATGTGTATGTATTCTTGCCGCCATTTCTGTCTCTAAATATTTCTTGAGTCTCATTTCCATTCCCTTCGCTGCCCTTGGTGTTGGTAGTAGAGCTCCTAATAAAGGTGTTCCCCCTTGTTTGAATTTCGATTTGCGATCCATCGCTGACGCTAGTGGAGTAGGCAATAATCCAAATCCGGTCTCTCTGGTGACAGGCTCCAATATACGACGCTGGTATGCATGCATATTCACAACAATACCCTGCCTCGGCCAAGTTTCCGAGAACAATTCCAAGTCCGTTAGAAAGGATTGCTGAGACGTTTTCCAAGACGACGTATCGCGGTCGTAATAAGCAAATGACTCTGTAGAGTTCGTACCACAAACCAGACTGTGAAGTCTCTGTGATCCCTTCGCGTTTTCCCGCGTTTGAGATTGATTGACAAGGAAATCCCCCGCAAATAACGTCTGCTGAATATGGTTCTGGTTTGTAGGTTTTGATGTCGTCATAGATAGGTACGTTAGGCCAATGTTTTTTTAATACCTTTTGGCAGTAGGGTTCACACTCGACAAATGCAACCGTTTTAAATCCTCCAACAAGTTTTTCAGCGGCATAACTAAAACCGCCAATACCTGAAAAGGTATCAATAAGGCGTAGTTCATCCATTCGCCTTACTAATTAAAAGTCTTACTCCGGGCGGTTGTTGGTCGTCTGTCCACATCTTTGAAACGGTCCAACGAATAATTTGACTATCATTTCGCGCTATCCCTGATTGTTCGATACTGTCGCCAATTCCACGGGTTAATTTATCAAGATCAGGTTTCGTTGCCTTATGTTGTGGAGCTGATGGCCGAAGACCACGCACCCCATAATGGGACTTGGGCCGAACAAATCTAAAGTGCGCGGAGACATACAACGGGGCGTTTTGGTCCCAATCATCTGGGGCCGCGTCAGCTAACGCAATAATCACTCTTGATCGCCATTCTTTAAGCAAAGCATCGTTTGTATATCTAAGACCTCCAAAACGCGGGTTCCCTACTAATGAACCTTGCGGGATAGGTTGACCAACTATTTCAATTTCAATCGTGTTATTCATATTCTATTTTTTTTATTGATTCATAAATTGAGTCGAATTTTTGTATGTATTCCTCATCAGATAATTCAAGGTCTTGTAATTCCCATACCCGATTAAGCTCCGCTAGTTGGCCCCTTAGATCCTCTAGAAGTTTTTCTTTCGTTTTCACCTTGTACCCTCCAATGATTAATTAATAGGTTTAATTCGTTAATACGCTGTTCAGCGTGTTTTATTTTTTCTTCTGTCGTCACTTCTCTAACGTGATTGCCCACGTAAAACCGCGCTTTTCTTCTATTGCGATTTCATCTTCAATCTCTAAATTCTTTTGTTCTTTTAACTTTGTCTCTAATTGGTTTACAACATCTGAAAATTGATATTTTTTAGGTAAATTCCTTTTAGCAATTTTTATTCCATTTTCTGAATAACTATCTTTAATATTCCCATAAAAATGATGATCATTTATCTCTTTCAATAAAGCTTCTTTTTTTCGTCTTATTTCTGTTTCTTGTTCTCTAATTTTTTTAAACTCTTCTGTGATCCTTGGCAATGGATTTAAAAGATCTTGTGAAAGAGTGGGTGAATAATCAATAGTCGTCATTAGCTTGTTTGATTTGGTAGTTGTAGCAGATTTCTAGATGCGAAATAATGGAATCTCTTATAAGCGCATCTTCTAAAAGAGTTGACAAAAGATCACTTTCAGGATCAAGCAATTCATTAATTTCATGTTCAGGGACTTGCTCGATTCGTTTAATTTTTTTAGTAATCGAAACGGGTTTGATCGTGTTCTTGGGCGTACGTAGCAATAGTAACAAGCGATCCAGAATTTTCAGAATCAAGGCTAATGGTAGGTAAAGGGTTAGATACAATATGAGAAGAATAGGCGACAAAAGGAAGCCCAATAATCGCAAATAAAAGGGTCTTTTTAAGTTCGTGCATTTCATTTTTAAATTTCGTAAATCAAATTTACTAGGGGTTTACTCTTTGTCAATAGTAAAGCTATTTATTCCGAGGACATAGCAAGCTAGAACACAAGACTTTTCCAAACGCGCACATCACCCGCATGACGAGAACAACGGTTGCTTTTGGTTGTGGTGTTCGTCTTTTCAATCAATCCATCTTTTGCAGCCTTCTTAAAAATAGGCCCAAGAGCGCGGTTGTCATGCGTTGTTATTCCTAACAGGTCCAAAGAATCCCAAACATCATTAGCGGTTATTGTTTCTTTGTTCAATGCAAAAGTTTGAATACTTTTTAAGGCAACGCGCTTAAATTCTTCATTGGCGTTTTCTTCTACTTGTTCCATTGCAATCTCTTTTAATTGCTCAGGCTTTGAAAAATCAAGGGTGGTTTGTTCCATTTTAAATTTGGGGTTGTTTTAAGATTCAGCAGCTAATTGTTTATTGATTTGTTGAATTAAAGCCCAACTGGTCTGTTGTCGTTCTTTAAACTTTCGACTCTTTGTTTCTTTTGGAGGTTTATAGAAGGGGTAATTAAGTGCTTTTGTAACAGGATCTTGGTCACTCAAACTATGATATTCATTCTTATTTCTAATAAAGAGATTTTCATAATGAATAGGGTCATTAAACTCGTCTCCAAAATTGCATGAATATTCAAAGATGTGATCCTGCGTACTATATGGTTCATCAAAATAATCTGGTATTTCACCTGTCATTTGATATAAGTGTGTTTTCTTTTCAAAGGGAAGACAATCTCTCCAATATATGATCTTTTTGTTTTTTAAAGCATATCTATAATTACACGTGGTGTTCACTCCATCTAGAAGGATATACGTGGCATAAGAAGGCGCACGAGGTAGAAGAATGATGGGTCTTTCTGTTTCTTTAGTAAGTGCCCATGCTTTTTCTAATTCATTTTCTGTAAATGTTTTACCTTTAACTTCTGCCCAATAAAAGTCTTTTTCTTCTGGATATGAGATTCTAAAATCAGGCAGGTAGTTAAAAAAATCAATATTGTCGGAGTGGGGATTTTTCAGATGAAAAGCTTCTGGCTCATATTCCCATCGGATGTTTGCTTCATCAAAAGCAATTGCCCATCTCGCTTCTGTTCTAGACCTAAACTCAATATTTTTGTATTTGGTTGGTATGGGGTCGATTTTCATTTTTAGATTTGAGGTTGTTGAGCGAAAAAGTCAGTTTTTATTTTTTGGTATTTATCAATGCACTCTTGAACGTTGTAAGAGGTGGTCCATGTTTTTTTAGGCTTGGCCCAGATGCCAAAGCATTTATCAATTTTGATTTCAGGGCGGCAATGCTTAAGCAGTGACAAGTACCCGCCCAGTTGTGCCGAAATGTCTCTATCTCTTCCTGATTTACTCAAGGTCTTTAAATCGGCTAATGCGTAAATTCCGGTTTCGTTATGCCTCAAGATGCAATCAAGAGAACCAGCAACGCCGCCGCCTTCGCTCATATCAAACATTCGATACTCACAAGCAACGGCGTGCCAACGTTTAAAAAGGTCGTAATTAACAAGGGGGTCCACGATGTCCAGATATTCCCCCGGATCGTATGGCTTGCCCTGCAAGAAGGCTTCTAAGCAAGCGTGAACGGTATTGCCTCGCGGCTCCCACTTCTCGCGGGTCTTGTCGTGTATAACCTTTACCGCGTCGGTTCTTGTATCCACGATTTGCGAAATGCTCCACTTAATCCATCTCTGCTGATGGCGGTAACGGTGTATCGATGAATGAAAGGTCAGGTTCGTCATTGGGGGCCACATTCTCATTTTGTGAATCTCTGTCATGCGCAGCAAGAGTAAAAGGGGATGAACAAGCGCGGAGATCAATATCCCAACGCAAATTAGAAACGGTTAGTAATGGGTTTCCTGTTTTAACAATGGTGATGTTATTAAGCTCTTTTGCGTCATGAATGAGCCAGCCGCCCTCCCATTCATTATTCAAAAAACGTTCAACAGGAGAATTTAATTGGGGTGTGTTTAACCTATTTGGCGGGTGTGTTTTACTACCCCCTCCCTCGCACAAATGTATTAAACGTGTTTTATGTGTTAAACCTCTCACTGTACGCGAAGTGGGGGAATCGACCCCATCATGTTCAGGGGGGTTAAACACGTTTGACACGTTAAACACACCTTCTGGGGGGAGGGGGGTAACAGGTCTAAATAATGCCGCCGGTCTTCCCCCGTCCAAAGTCACTTCAACCTCACCAGATTTATAAATCAAACCTTTTCTTGTTAATTGCGCTAATGCTCTATTTGCCTTTGTTCGCTCTAATCGAAATTGCGTCATTAAGTCAGTTGAAGAAACTTCAAACCCGCCATTCTCGAATCTGTCTTTGATGTAATCAAAAATATCTGCTTGTCTTCCTTGTAAATCTAATTCAGCTTCGGCTCGCGCTTCTTGGGCCATTGCTTCGGCACCGTCACCATGCGTCACCCATCCGTCATCTAATAATTCAAATACGGCGGTTGTAGATTTTGCTCTACCTTGTGTTTTTAATATGACGCGGTAGTCCGTTTGTGTTTGTCCCTCTGGGGGCTGTTTAAGCCAATTTAAAAGGATCGTTAAGCTTGCCGCCGCTGGTAAAGCATTAGACCCCCTAGAGGCGTTTGTCGCGTTCCCTCCGGCAACAGACTTATTCGTATGATGAATCATGGTCAAAGTACACCCATAAGCCGCTAGAGCCGAAGCAAGCGCCCTAGCAGGTCCATCAAATGCGCTCGTTGATTCGTCAATACCTAGAGGACTGACACAAGCGTGGTAGGAGTCAAGCAAGAAAAAGGCTCCGGGGTTTTCTGAAGCAATTGTTTCTAACTCTGCAATTCCTTTTTCGTTGAGGTGCAACGGTGCGCCCGTATGCCAAAGACATTCAATCGGGCCGCCTAATTCTCCATCACCGTCAATTAATTTTTCACGCTTTAAAATCGTGTACCAATCGTTTTCAGGTTGATCAGTTCCGATAATGAAAACCTTTGGACATTTGCCGTGGAGTTGATGCCCTAAATACGAATGTTCACATCTCCACCATGCCCCGATCATTCCGATCATTAACGCAGATTTTCCTACCTTCGGCGGTGCAACTAAAAGATTCGTAGTTCCTGCCATGATCACGCCTTCCCATACCCACGGTGTTGGGCTTGTATCCATGCGTTCGCCTTTTCTTCTAGGCTTTGCCGCGCCACTTAAATTTGATCTTGCTTCGATTAAATAACTTGAAATTTCCTTATCACGTAAAGGCGCGTTCGAATCTTGAACAAACAGCCTTAACAAGAAAAATTGATTTTGCTGATCCTTTTCAGTAGTTACTAGATAGGCGGCGTGTTTTTTTATCTCCTCTAAATCTCTTTTGTTTTCTCGGACTATTTCCGCTGTGTGTGATTCGGGTATATCGTTCAAGTTCACGGGTGTAATAATTTTCTTTTGCTTTGTGGGGTGAATAGTAATCTTTTTGGGTGAAGCGCCCAAGGTCTTCAAGTTTGCGGAATGCGTCAAGCTCGGGGCTTGATTGATACGGGTGCTGTTTGTCAAATTCATCAAGTGCAATATCAGAGCGTTCTTTTTGTGCTTTTGAATATGTCCCTAATAGGGCTAGTTCCATATTGAAATCAGCGGGGAATGAATACGGAACCCAACGCAACATTTCGTAGGCTCGTTTTTCTTTATCCAGATCGATGTCAGAATCAGGCATTTAAGGGTCTACCCCTCCTGTTTAATATGGTTCCTTAGTATGCCGCTAATACTTCGCATGTCAAATATATTTTAAAAACTCTCTTGATGTCTTTTATATTTAAGGGTTGACCCTTTGTAAATTAATAGTAAGATTTAAATAATTCTAATTAATAATGTCAACTTCCCAAGAAAAGAAATTAGTTGAGTTTCTTTGTACTCTTCGGCAATCGGCGGCTCAACTCATCGAGGCTACAAACAACGCATATACCTATGCTTTAGAATCAGCCCCATCAACAAACTTTGATCAAGAAGATCAGCAAATGATTAATTCATGGCAAGATGAATTAAAAGAAGCTCACAAGAGGTTAAATGAAAATGAGCTTTAACGACGAACAAAAAAACTTATTAGCGCAACCCATCAACCCTAAGTTTGTAAAAACTAGAAAAGGGCAAGGAAACAGAGATTTGGCCTATTTGGAAAGTTGGGTCTTAATGTCTAACGCTAATCGGATCTTTGGCCCTGATGGTTGGTCTAGTGAAACGATTGAGCTAAGAGAAGTAAGCGCTAATAAAGGCATTGCGTACATTGCAAGAGTAAGAGTCACAGCGGGCGGCGTTGTTCGTGATGGCGTTGGTGGTCATGCTGGCTTTGACCATGAGAACACCGCAAAGAGCGCAGAAAGTGACGCAAGAAAAAGGGCGTTAAGTTCTTTCGGTGATCAATTCGGTCTTAGTCTTTACGACGGCGAACAAGGGCAATCTTCGACGGCTCTTTTAAAACAGTCTTCTAATATTCCTACGCAGCAATCAGAAAAAGAACCGATTGAATTTCCACCTATCACTCCTGAATATATAAAAACTTATTTAGGTGATCTCGTGAATTGGGCTAAAAAACACCCAACACTTTTACCCGGATTAAAACAAGCGTACAAGCTTAAATTTCCAGACTTTGAAGGTAGTTTTTCTAATCACGTTCAGGAACCTAAACACGTTGAATTTATCGACGGTTTTACAAATCGCCTTACATGATGGATACCGAATTCAACGACAATCAAAGAGCGCAAAAAGTAACCCGACGCGCTCGGCCTTATGGAAAAAGTAATTGGCAATGGCAGGCAGACAAAGAAAGCTACAAATCACGTTGGCAAGTTTCTTCAAAACTTACTGAAGTTAATTGGCACTCTTTAAATAAATGGTGCAAAAAACATGATCTTTCTCTTAACAGGGGGATCAACAAATTAATCGCTACACACCCCGAATTACAAAACGATGCCTGAATTTAAAGAAGACGCTTTTGCTCTTTTCAGTACTTTCAACCGTTCAAAAATTGAAGGTAAAGAAAATGAATATTGGTCAAAAAGTGAATGGCCCTTAGATCAAATTAAAGAGCTTTACAAATGGGCTGTAGATCCCGCTACCCCTATTAGTGAAAATCAAAAGGGTGAAAGATGCGTCACAGTTAATCAAAAATTACTGCCTCGTACTTCAAAGAATGGAAACCCTTATTTGCTAGGTGTTACATCAGGCAAAAAAGAGGACATACCTTTTTAAGTGTCAGATGATGGAATTAATTGGTACTTAAGGCAAGCGGGCCGGGTGCCAATGCTCACCCCTTCGGAAGAAATAAACCTTGGCAATCAAGTCAAGGCTTATATGGAATTAAAAGATGTAGAACACCCAACCCCAGAACAAAAAAAAATAATCAGGCGCGGGATAAAAGCAAAAGATCGAATGTTTGCCGCTAATTTGCGCTTAGTGGTTCATATCTCTAAAAAGTACGCGGAAGCGGCTCTAGGTTCAATGACCATGCTTGACTTAATACAAGAAGGGAATTTAGGACTTTCAAGAGCAATAGAAAAGTTTGACCCAACAAGGGGTTATAAATTCTCGACTTATGGTTATTGGTGGATTAGGCAGGCAGTTTCTAGATCAATTTGTATTTCTGATCGAACGATTCGACTTCCATTAAATGCAATTGCAGTACAAAAGAAAGTTTCTGTTTTTGCCGATGAATTTAAAGAAAAGAATCATCGCACCCCAACCATTCAAGAATGTGCTGATTTCTGCCAAATCCGTCAAGGAACAATGAGGGCTTATTTAGAGCACACCCCAAAAATCACCTCACTTGATCAAATGGCTTGCAGCAATAACAAGCTCTATGATGATTCATCGATTTTAGAATTGGTTACTGATAACGGGCAATTGGTACAAGAGGAAAAATTAGAAATTGAACAGGGTTTAGAACACCTTGAAATTTTATTGAATGAGTTACCAGAAAGAGAACGTTGGTGTCTTGAGTTGCGATATGGCATTGATGCTGATGGCCTCGGCCCTTTGACTTATCAAGCAATCGGGGAATTGTTGGACGTTTCAAGGGAAAGAGTGCGGCAAATTGAGGCAAAATGTTTGAAAAAAATGCGGCAGAAATTAAACCCAATCAGGCGAAACCCTAGTAATTAGGTTTGCTGATGTGCGCTTGATGTGCGCTTGCAATATTCGCATTAAAAAAGCAAAACACCCGGATCTCGTTACCTCTTATATGACCTAGAAGCTTGTGAAAAGACTATTAATAAACTTTGTTCTGTTTAACTCTGTCTATGCTGTAAGTACTCAAGGCAATCTCTACAGCCAATGAGTAAAGCAGTATTTCCAGTTCAAACAATGACCAACCCCTTCACCCCGGAGGATTGGCGCAATATATTCCGAGGGTATAAAAATACACCTGAGCAAAACATTGGCATCGAAATTCTCAGGCAACATCTATTAGAAGATATTCGCGTTGACGCTACACTTTTAACAACTGATTCAACATGGTATAAGCATTACCAACGATCACCCAACGTCTATATCAAATGATCAAATTAGACATCAAAAGCGAATTGCCTAAGGGAGTGAAATGGACAAATGAGATGACGCGGCAATTACCCTTTTCTGTTGCTCAAGCATTAACAGCTACTTCAAAAGGTATTGCTCAAATCCCTGAATCTAAAAATAAATCAATTATTTCTGACTTAAGACGTTTAGCAAAACAGAAATTAGACAGACCAACAAAAGGAATACAAGACGGTTGGTTTGCTACTACAGCTAGAAAGAATGATCTTAAAACTGTTGTTAGTCCTAAAAGCAAATTTAAAGGACGCGACGGAAACGAGAAAGGCTGGAATAGATCACGTTATTTTATAGGCAACATAAAGGGCGGCGACAGACCTAACAAATGGATAGAGCTAGAATCAAGGCAATTGGGCACACTGCCAAGCAACATTGATCTAGTACCAACTAAAGCAGTTAAAAGAGATAAGTTTGGCAACCCCAATAGAAGACAAATTAAAACAGCCTTTCAAAATGTTGGATCAGGTAAAACATTTATTGGTAAACCTGAAGGTTCACAACGTCCTTTTGGTATTTATCAGGTCAAAGGAACGAGCCTTAAAGCCTTATTCGTTGCTAAAGATTCTACAACTTATCCAACTCCATTAGCAGGTTTAGAAAATAAAGCATACGCAAGAGCTAGAATGGTATTTGGTAAGTACTTGCGATTAAGATTAGAAGCCAACGTAAGCAAAGAAGTAAAACTAGGTAAGGCAGACATGAGAACAGGCTTGTTTAGGTAGACACTATTGCTACGTAGGCTTAGTATGGGCTTCATTCTGGGTCGTTTATGCCTCATATTGATATAGACAAGCGAAAGGCATATCAGAGAAATTACATAAGGGAAAAAAGGGCTAAATTTGGAAGGCCTTCAAGGTCTAAATATGGTTTGCCTTATACTCCTGTAGGTGATAGAGAAACGATTAAAAAGCGTAAAGAAGAAAAAGAAGCGTTAACACTTGAAAGACGATTGATAAGGCAGGTACAAAGAGAGATAAAACTTCAACATCTTGCTACCCCTGAAGGGAAAGCAGAGCAAAAGGCCATTGCTGCTGATTACTCAAGACAACGATATGAAACAGATTGGAAAACAAATTACATTCAAAAAGAAAAAAATCAAAGAAAGAAATCAAAAAATAAATATAAAAATTATGTTGAAAAGAAATCACCTGAACAGGCTAAAGCTCGGTTGTTAGCCTTTAATAATTGTTGTGCTTATTGCGGAACTTCATTAACAATGTTCCTTGTAGAGTTTGACCATGTTATACCCTCAAGCAAAGAAGGCCCAGACATTTGGGCTAACATTATCCCTGCTTGTCATTCATGTAACCAAAGCAAACGATCACAAGACATGCGTAAATGGTACAAGAATCAACCATTCTATTCTTATCAAAGATTAAAAAGGATTGAAGAAGTACTTTCCGCTACTCCATACCCCACAAAACAAACTAATTTTTTCGATCTTAGAGACTGGCTAATTTAATATTTACTGAGATCCATTGGTATCACTGGGTCCTTCTTAGGGATATAGCCGACTCTCCCCTTT